AGCCTTCCAGTCAAACGAACGTACCTGTAGGGCGTCTACGTTGCCTTGAGGGGCGTCTGTGATGTTTTCCTTTAGGCGGACGTCTGAGGAGGTGTTGTAGGATGTAGCTGTGCCGTTAGTGCTTATAGAGCCTACAAGACCATTTGGATTGTAAAAAAGATGATGACCAAGCGTTCCAGTACCATCACGAGCTGTTGAAATTAAACCGCTAGGAGCGACTTGAAAACCTGCAACAGTACCTGAAACAGGCGCTCCAGTCCCAACCAGCAAGTTGCCGCTGGAGTCGATGCGCATGCGCTCATTGCCATTGGCATTAAAGGTTATCGGGCCTGCGTTTGCTGCATTTCCTCTATGAAATCCTATAGAAGAAACAAGGGAGTTGTCATAGTAAAGACCAAGAACGCCCTGCTCTGTATTTACTGCACTTCCCGACCCGTTACCAAAACCAAGTCTAAAGTTCGGGTCAGAATTACCTGCGGTAAACGTAGCCGTTTTAAGGTTTGTTGTTGATGGTGGTGTAAGTTCAAGCAGGCAGTCGGGGTCGGTTTGGTTTATACCGACGTTGCCGCTGGAGTCTATGCGCATACGCTCTACAGCAGGATTGTTACTAAAGCCTGTAGCTCCATCCACTGTGCCAAAGGTTACGGCACCTCCACGGATAGCCGTAGGAAAGGAGCCATCAGTGTTTACGTCTAATATTCGTACATAACCGCCTAAATTTACATTGGCGTCCCTAGTTCTGAAGTAAGAATCTACACCTCCTGCAACATATGTAGAGCCATCTGACCTAGCTGTTCCATAAGCCTGCCTAATAACAGGAGCAGCATCAGAAATATGGAGCTTTGCTGCGGGGCTGCTATTGCCAATACCCAACGACTCAGCAGACGCATCCCAGAAGAGCTTAGCCGTTGTGCCCGTGTCTTCGTAGAATGAGATGTCTCCGTTGCCTGCTATATTGAGCCTAGGCAAAGCCGTGGCAGAAGATGCGTCTGAAGTTCCAAAGGTTAAATCAGTAATAGAACCAGCTACCGATGTAGTTTTAGCTACGATATTTACTTTTGCGCCAGTACCGTTTGTTGACCCATCGTTTGCGTAAAACTGCAACTCGCCAATAACATCGCCTGCTGTCATTGTAGTGGTTGAGTTTTCTAGCTTTAGAATAGCTCCGTCTGTTGTTATAAAGCCGCCATCACCATCAACAGTCAACCCATCAGCAGTGACAGTGCCTGTTACGTCTAAAGCTGAGGCAGGGCTGTTTGTGTTAACACCAACCCGATCAGTGGAAACATCAACAAAAAGCGTGTCAGTGTCTACTGCTAGGTCGCCATCAATCGTCACCCCATTAGCATCAACATCAACAATCTTAGCGCCGCCAGCAACCATGCCCCAGTTGTCAGCGCCTATTCGATAGAGTCCGTTGTTTTGATCTTGCTCAAAGGTTATGCCTGGGGCCGAGACAGTGCCGTCATCAAAGCGACCATTGCCTGCATTGTCTCTGACACCAGCAAAGTCGGTGATAAGGTCAGAAACCTGCGTTGCGAGGTCTGCAACAAGCGACTGGGTTGGGACGATTTTGTAATCTTGGCCCGATGTTGTTGACCCCAAGTAGGCATCAGCCAACACCAATACAGTTGCACTGGTAATTGAAGCGATCTCATAGAGTCGCTCATCAGGGCCATAAAAGCCTTCACCAATCTGAGCGCCCACCAAGAAATTCGTGCCGGTGCCTGTGACCGTCGTTGATCCGTTGGTTACTGCAACAGTGCCCGTATCGTACCAGCTCATAAAAAGCCCTCACCAAATAATGCTATCAATATCTGCTTGTGTTTGCGCCGCATCAATCTGAGCGCGTAATGCCCTTGACTTAACATGCCCTGCATTTACATGAGCGGCCAATGCCTGCCCAATAGCAACAAAATCATCGGCTGTAAATACCTGTGATGTATTATCAGCCAAAGTCCATTCTAATGCTATGGTGCTATCCAATAAGGCAAGCTGCACAGCGCCCTGTATGCGCCTCTGGGACACTTCATCGCACTGGAAGGTATGACCACCCCAGTCGAATGTACCGAACTCCTGCGCGTCTCTGGCGGCTTTTATCTCTGACCACTTTGACGCTTTTGCTTGCGATAAATCAAAAACCCACTGACCCTGAGCATAGTCGAAGATGTGATCGGGTGATGGCTGGTCGCCTTTGCTGATTACTTGGCCGTCAGCGATATAATCAGTCGCATCGTTGGCAACTGCCTCGATGACTGCCTCGTTTGCGCCCTGCGCCTTTAGTGATAACGACTCTGGCGTGCATTGGCCCGTCCTAAGTATTTCGCCGGTGGTGGTGTCGTAGACTGCATACGAGATCATTTTTTGGTCTCCAGAGTCCTTAAATAACGAAACTCGGCAGAATGAGGCACGCTACCAGCAACTTCAACCGTGTAAGTTCTTGTCTCTTCTGTTGTCCTAGAATCGCTGACCGCAAAGCAAATGGCATCAGGGAAACGATTGCTATATGGCAGAAATGATGTTGATCCTATTATTGTGCCATCTCTCTTAATATTGACCTGTATTGGTGTTGTGAATGAAGTCCCTGTGTACAAAAAAGAGCAAGACGCCAGTATTTCAACCGGCGCGCCAGTACACGCCACCGTCAGTGTTTGAAGCGTGTTGCTAGTTGTTGATGCAACTGTATATGCACTTTCAGGAATTGTTACTGCCTGATCCTGAATTTTTACGGTACTGACCGCCAAGTCATCAATCTTGGCACTCTCAATCGCCGCATCCGCTATCTGTGCAGTATCAATAGTGGCGTTCTTAATGTAAGTGCCGTCAAACTCATTAGTATCAAACACAACGCGATTGGCTGTATCTCGAATTGTGATACCACGAGCAGTTATATCGCCACTGTCGCCATTGAACGCGATGTAGTCATTGCCGCTACCAATAATGAACTTAGGATCACCACCATCATTGCCAAGCCAAAAGCCTGAGCCTGTTGTGGTGTAACTTTCTTTGCCTTGACGCACCGCCATGCCATCTTGATTGCCAAGGTTCAGCGTCCCTGCCTCAATCTTATCGGCGCTTAAATAGTTAATGAACGCGCTATCCATGTACGCGCCAGCAGGGATTGTTACGCCATCAACTGTTGCTCCGGTCGGGTAAACAACAAACGGGTAGGTATCGCTTGCTGAGCCTGTGCCGCCAATTGCAAAGGCATCGGCGCTGACGATGAACTGCGATGTTGGCTGCTCGTCAATAATGTCAGAGATAAGCCCAAAGCCAGAGATGTGGTCATTGTTATCAATGGTGACTGAGTATTGAGCGGTTACACCATTGATGGTGGTGGCGTTGGTAGATATGGCAGCGGTATTATTTCCGACAGAGCTTTGAAGCGTAGTGATTGCCGATGCTTGCGAGGTGATTGAACCCTCAGCACTGGTTACGCGAGTATCAAGCGATGTGATTGCCGTTGCATTGCCGGTTATGTTTGTCTCTGCCGCCGTGAGACTGGCCTCAAGGTCTGTAATATCAGATGCCTGGGCGGTTATTGTTGTTTCGTTAGCTGTCACGCGAGACGTAAGCGCATTGACCGCCGATGTGTTTGCAGTTATGTTCGTGGTGTTGCCTGCCACCGTCGTGGTCAAGCCGGATAGATTGTTCTCAAGCTCAGTAATATCGGTTGACTGCGAGGTAATTGTGCCCTCAGCCGTCGTCACGCGAGCCGTTAAATTGGTAATGGCCGTTGCATTACCGCTGACGCCAGACTCATTCGCGTCAACACGCGCCTCAAGCTGAGTAATGTCTGATGCAAGCGCCGCATCTTCGCTAGCCCTTACTGATTGCTCAGAAACAATGGTGGCAGTGTTAGCGTCAATCGCAGCGGCCAATTCCAATCTAGCCTGAGCAATCGCCTCTCGATTATCAGTAACATCTGCCGATATAGTTTGCTGAGCATAGGCAATGTCAGTTTTTAGCGTTTCTCGTGTGTTGTATTGATAAAGGAGAGACTGAAGATCGGTGACGGCTGATAGATCAAGCGCCTGCTTCAAGCTGATAGTGTCAACAACCGTCTGGCTTATTTGTGCGACATCTAGTGCGCCAAGCGTAATCTCAGCCGTCGTAACACGATCTTCAACCGCCGTTAAATCTGTTTCATTAGCTTTGAGCGTAATGGTTGATTGCAGGCCATCAATATCAATCTCTGCGCTATTAAGTCGCACATCAAGCGCATTCAGTGATGTTTGATCGGCCTTTAGCGCAATTGCGGACTCATTGGCGTCAATATCAATCTCAGCCTGATTAACTTGCGCTTGCAGTGCCGTGAGCGCCGCCAAATCAGCTGAATCAAGAACCGCCGCAGCGATTGCATTATCGACATATGTAACTGATGCTTTTAAGACTATCTCAGCCTCAGCCGCATCAAGATCAATTTCAACCTGATTGACTCTACTATCAACCTCTGTGCGTAGCGTTTCAACAGCTTGAATCGTCACTGAGCCGGTTGATGGGTCAACGGTAATACCCGCGTCAGACACCAAACCAAGTGTATCGGACTGCGTTACCGCCAGATTCAGCATACGCTCGGCAACGGTATCTAGGGTGTCGCCAATGTCCTGCGTTTCCTCAAGAATCTGGTCAACATCAATCTCATCGGCTTTCGCGTTGATTTGCGTCTGATAGCCGGTAATGGTGTCCTGCAAATCTGGAACGAAAAAATTAATGCCAATGATGCCGTTGTCAAAATCACCACCGCCAAGCAACAGGGTAGTGCCATCACCACCGCTTACCCAGTCACTGACATTGCCTGATGTGTCTACCGAGCGAACCCAGTAATAACGAGTGACAATTGCATTAGGAAAGCTGGCGCTATACTTATTGCCGCTTGACCGGCCAATAATTTCGCCATCATCAAAGGTTGATGTAGTGCTTTCATGAACTTCAACATGCGACAGATCAAGGTCGCTTGGGTTCGTCCAAAAAATATCAATGGCTTTGAAGTTACCCTGAACCACTACGTCGGTTGGTGGCCCAGGCGCAACCGCATCGCCCACCGCAGTGAATGTGTCTGACAGGGTGCCAGATCGTATCTGGTTTGAGTTGATGGCCACCACGGTGACGTTGTACTCAACACCAGCCGTCAATCCACCAATACGAATGGCGCTGTCTTGAGTGCGCTGCTCAAAGGCTTGTGATGAGCCGGTGATAAACACCCGCACCTCATACTCCACCACAAACGCATCGTCACTTGCCGTCCATGCAATATCGACGTAGGCGTTGATTGACCCATCGCCGAGTATCTCGCTACTTGGTGTCAGCACCAATACAGTCGGCGCTTCAGTAACCGACGGATCAGGCAACGTCGTATCAGGATACTCCGTCTCCTCCGACGCCGGATCATAAGCATACAGGGTCGAATCGTACTCAATTAAATTGAGATCAACCGTCCCGTCGTAGTTAAGGGTTACTTCCTCCACCTGAAACGGCTTTGCGCTGAACGCCGGTGTTGGGTGGGTAACGCTAACAACATCGCCCACAACGAGATTCATGGCCTCTGACGTGGCCTTTAACGAACACCGAAGCGCATTGCGTGAGCGCAAGCAGAGAATGCGGGCAAAATCTCTGGCCGAGTAATAGTTGGTGATGGTCTCAATATCAACCTCATCAACCAATAAGGTGCCGCCATCTTCTGCTAAGAACTGCGTTTCTTCCGCTGATCCAGCATCAGGCCATACCGCCTGATCCGGTTGCCAGTCCGCTTGCGGGTTGGGGAATTTGACGAGGACGCGATTAAACTTGTCCTTCTTGGACTCGCCCTGAATGTTGATGCCGCCAATAATTTCATTGGTGGTGAGCGTCATAACCGATGACGTGGCTTGGTCGATCACCAGCCCATACTTACCCTGCGAGTAAGGCAAGAACCCGCGACAGCCAAGCAGCATCCGCTCGACGTTACGGAATATCTCCTCGTCGGTGTCAATGACCGCATTGCACTGGAAAAGATCAATATTCTCTGTAGCGCCAGAGTAAGGTGTGACGCTAAACGACTCGCAATCAGTAGCCGCCGCATTGAACAGCGTGTCATTGATAACGCTAGATGGCAGACCTTTCCCGTATCGGTTGTTGGTCAGATAGTCACGAATACACAAAGCGGGGTTGTTAGACCATGCCGTCGTGCCGGTTCGTGGATCAAGAACCTTGCGGCCTTTAACCAGAGCTGTGATGTCAGGAATACCCGAGAATACATTCTCATCCCACTTTAGCTTTAATGCGATATAGGCAACGCCATTAAGCTGGTGGCTAGCGCCCCATTTCGAGGTCTCGGAAAGTATACTGCTGGCGGCTTGGTTGTCTGCGCCAGTAAATGTCTCAGCTTCAATCAAGCTGCTGGTTAATGTTGTACCACCGCCACCAGGCTTATTGACCACAATGACATTCTGAAAACGAGCGTCTGTGATCGAGTAATCGTCAATCTCAATGTCGGTGATTGACTCAACCTCGCCCTCGCAAAGCACCAATGCTATATACAGGAACTCGTTCTTATCACCGCCTTCTGTGTGTACAAATACCCGCGTGCCGCCAACCCGTCGCTCACCATAGATGACGGGTATGGCTTCAATGTTGGACTCTTTGTTGACCAAGACACCGGCCATTGACTCGGCGGCTTTCTTGGCTTGTTTTTGGGCGTCTCTAGCGGCTTTGTAGGAAAGAGCACCGCTTAATAAAGCAATCCCGCCAACAATAAGAGTAAACGGATCAATCACGAGCTACGCCCCCACCTCAAGTCCTTAACGATCTTGGACGCATACTGGAACCCCATATCATTGGGGAAATAGACCTGCTGGCTATTTAGATTGGTGCGACGATTATTGACCTTCTCGAAGTCGCTCCAGTGGCTTGCGACCTCAAGGACAACCCGACTCTCGCGCTCGGTGTCCTCAATCTGATAGGTCGTGATTCGCCCGTCAAAGAATAGAAACGACTCCACCACCAAGTCAGAGGCGTTCACAACGGCACGCCTGACCAGCACATCCTTCTCTATGTAATCACCATTGAGAAGCGCCGCGATAAATATCTGATCGGCACCGCTTAGTGTGAGCGACAGGCTGTTAACTTTTAAAGCACCCGTCTCGCTAACACTGGACAGCTCAATAAAATCGGCTGAGTTACCGTAGACCTGAGCATCCACGTCAGTCAGATCAACACCATAATCCGTCAGGTAAAACGTCGAAGCGCCAATATTGATCTCAAGCAGCGTTGCCAGCCTAAAGCCGTTGGACGCCAGCGCATTGGTGACATTAACGCCAAGACCGCGACTCATGCGATCTCCTCGATCAGATCGACCTCAAATTCGTAGAGTGAATCAACGCCAATGGCAAACTCTTGCACATCATTGGCAAGGCGCACTGTCACCGTCTCGGTGCCGCTGGCTTCAGTCGGGTTGGGGATAGCAATATCAAACGTCTCAAGCATCCCCTGCTGTAACAGAATAAAGTCGTAAATCGGCTCAAACTCAGCCTTGGTCATTGGCGGGAACTCCAGCGTGAACTCACGCCTCGATGAGCCTAGCGAGCGCACCTGAATGCGCCCGTTAACGCTTTCGCTCATCAGATTGTAATGCCGCCAGCTTGTCTGGACGTTGCGAAAACCCGGGGATGTTGGAAATGTGCCTGCCATTAGCGTCCAAGCCTCTTGCCTTGGTTGTTAAGCGCCTGCGTGACCATAGATGTAATCATACCGCGTCGCTGCACCAGTAGCTCGTCAAAGCCTCGTGCGTCGTTGGCTTGGATGCTGAAGTTGACGGTTACTGGCTGTGGCGTATCGCCATTCTTATGTAAATCGGTGATCTTCTCATTGGGGTGAACCATCGCTAGGCGACCGCCCTTGCCGTCCATGCCACCAGATCGAACGCCGGTGCCGGTGAAGCCGCCGCCTTCGAATGAGGCCAGTGTTTGGCCTGCAATCGCGCCAGCTTGCGCATACCCTAGCGCCAGCATTGTCTTTGACATAACTACATTCATTGGCGGTGGAATTGTAGCCAATGCCTGTGCTGCGGCAGTATGCGCACTCATGATGGCTTGCGCTATCTGAGTTGCCTGCTGAACAACAAACAATGCCTTGTAAGCGCCAGATTGCTCATCAAGCATACCCATTATTGAGCTGGTTGCCTGGCTCATAAACGTCAGTGACTGAGCATAAGATTGTTGTGTTTTTTGAATAACCTCTTGCTTTACTCGCTCAGCCTGGACAATCGCGTCAAGCTCAGCATTAGCTACACTTATCGTCCGCTGGGCAATCGCCAACCGAGCATCGTTTTGCGCCCTCTCCCGCTCAATAGCTTGCTCTTGAAGAGATGCCTTCATCTCCTCATTAGCAACTAGCGCATCAAGCTCACTGCTTGCTACATCAATTAAGTTTTTTGATCTGGCAAGACTAGCTCTTACGGAAGCCTTTTCTGCATCTTCTTTAGCTTTTTGTGCCGCAACAATCTCATCAAGTTCTCTGCTTGCTGATTCAATAACTTCATTAGCAGCCGAAACCCTTACTTCAGCAGACTTTTTGTAGTCTTGGTCAAGCCCACGAATCTCCAGTCTTAGCTTGCTTAAATCCGTTCTTAGCCTTTTAACCTCAAACTCTTGTTTTTCAATTTCTTTAGTATAATCACCAGTAATGCTTAAGGCCTGCTTTAAAGCTTCATCATTACCAGCCATTGCGGCTTCGTATTCTTTTTGAGAATTTATGAGCAATCCAAGCCTTGCCTCGGCAGATTCATATGTTTTTAGTAAGGCATCAAACTCATCTTTCTGCTGCTTAAGCTCAATGTCTTTTGCCGCTGCTAAAAACTCAACAAACTCTTGGGTTAATATCCCGGTTCGATCAGCGAAGCTTTCAATTTCATCAGCAAGGCTTTTTATTGCGTCTTGGCTTTTCTTGACTTCGCCACTAAGGCCAACACCAATGGCGGCACCAACAGCAAGAACGGCACCAATCATGGCACCTTGGGGACCAAACAGGGAGGCAATCTGGGAACCCTGCTGACCGAAAACGATCATTGCATTGGTTCCCATTTGAAGCTGAACAGCAATGTCTTGGATCTGGTGTCCTACCTGACCCATGCCGCCACGCATAAAGCGGAACTGTTGATTAAGAGCGCCTGCTTGCTTTTGCGTTCTCTGCATGTTTTTGTTCATGCTATTGAACGCAGCTTGCGTGCTATCTACGGCGCTGAATTTTGCTACTAGCAGCTCTTGCTGTGTTGCCATTTGAGCTTTCCTTTAGCCTACTGGCCTTGATTGATAGATAAGTAAACCAATGATTAAACTCATCCACAGTCATGCTCAGAATGGTGGTAACTGTCTGACCAAGATGTTCTGCAAGCTCATAAACGTGATAAAGCTCCGTTGGCTCACCCTGGTCAGTTAGGAGTTTTTTTCGCGCTCCTCCGCTGTCTTGGCATCAACGTCTAACACAAAATTGGCAATCTTGGAGATAACCTCTGGATCAACATGGTTTCTGAGCTTAACCTTGTCGCCAATATCAAATACAGGCTCACCTTCTTTATCAGTAACGCCAAATATGATTGCATACACCAGATAATCGGTTGTGTCATCGCCAGCGCGTTTTAAAAACTTGGCCTTATCATCGAGCGTCAAGTTTTTTGAGTAGAGAGTTGTATCCCACTCTTTGACATACAACTCTCGTATCTCTTTGTTGCTGAAGTGCGCTACCGCAACATCAATCAGCTTGCCCATATTAGGCCACCGTGTCTTGCGTCAGCGTTCCGTTGCCAGTGACAGAGAATGACGCTTCAATCAAACCATCAAAAGAGCCGCTCTTGCTCACCGAGTTTACGATGGCAGATCCTGCCCAGTAATAGTTGCTTGAGCTATTGCCGGTGGGGTAAAGGTTCAGTGTGATCTCGGCACCCTCAACAAGCGTCTCTTGGCCATTGGTGTCGCTTGGATCCCAGTAGGCGTTAAACGATGCAGTCCAAGACTTTTGGGTGGCCTTGTTGGTCATCCAGGTATCACCCATTACGGTGTCATTAACGACCTCGGAAGTAATCTCCAAAGACCAGTCACGAATCTCTGCGACAGCGTTTGCGCCAACATAAACCGCGCCGTCTTTTCCAATGCTAGTAGCCATTGCTAATATCCTCTAGGGTTTGTTGCTGGTTAAATTTTAACCTGTTGGTGTACCTTCTGTCGACGTATAAACAACTTCAATGATAAAAGTCCCTGTTATTACAGGCTGCTCAGCTTCACCAGAAAAGCCGGTCTCAAAACTAATAATCCTAGAGTCTTTAGCAAGGCCATTAAGTGTAACGTCGTTATAGATAGCGGCTTCTATCTCGGCAGCAATCGTGTCTAGCGTATCTTCATAGTCTGAAGATGCTCTAACATAAGCCTCGGCGCTTACCGTCAGAGTTCTCATCTGAGTGCGAGGCAATGATGTTGTGATGTATTCTGTAGACTCTGTTTCGGTGTAAACAATAATGCCCGGCAACGATGCTTCGTTCATTGGGTAAACGCGAACACCAAAAACATTGCTGCCAGTGGTATTTAAGCCAGTGAGCGTAGAGATAACTCGATCTCTAATAAGCTGGCGAATATGAGCCATTATTCGATCTCAATCTTCTTTGGCCGACCACGCTTGCGTGGCATTGAGTCATCGGAAAGTCCGATTGATCTGTCCTCAATGATCGGCTCGCTGTATGGCGCAACACGACCAATAGCCATCATTTGCTTCGCCATTGAATCATCAAGCTCAATAACCTGACCGACTTTATGGCTAGTACCACGGATCACGCACGCCCGAATAATCTCGTACTTCATGCTACCTCCAAAAAAAGACCCGCCCCGAAGGGCGGGGTATCACTTAGCTACCGCCGTCGTTGCCGAGGCAGAAGCTCACTGCGTGACGTACTGCTACGTCTACGGTCTGGAATGCCACGATACGGACAGTTCCAGTAGTAGACAGCGAGTATGGATCCACGGTGAGGTCAACGCCTGACCACATTCCAACGAGCAAGTCGTTAAAATTACCGAAGAAAGCATCGCCAGATGCACACTGGTTGGACACGATGGTTCGGTAGCCGTTGACAGTGCCGCCAGGCTCTACAACGAACTGGGCGGTGTTAGTCGCCTTCTCAGTTGTCTTCAGGGCACCGTACATTGCAGCAGGCATGATGTAGGCAAGGTTGCCCAACAATGCGTTATCTTCTGCAACAGCGGTTTCCATCGCCACCACCTGAGCAAAGGTCGGAACTAGATCAGGCGCAGTACCAAAGTCAACGGTGTTGATGCCGTTGGTGTTCTTGATACCGGTGGGCTGACCAGATGAACCAGAGCCAGACAGAGCCGCCAAGTCAATCGCCAGAGCGAGTGCTTGAGCAAGGTCGTCACGAACCAACGCCTCAACGTCCAAGCTAGACTGCTGGCGCAACTGACGAGTGATGTCAGTAAACGCTCCAAGCTGGCGAGGAACCATTGACACGGTGCCGGTGGTCATTTCTGACTCAGTAGCAGCGCCGCCTTCAGTGTCGATCCAAGCAGCAGACGCAGCCGTCGCTTTCTTGGGGATCTTCACATCGCCTGACAGACCGTTGAGCATACGTGCACCAGCTTGCATGACGCTTGATGCGTTACGCAATACGTCGATGAACTCACCTGCGCGGAAGTCGTCTGAGAACAGATCAGCCTCATCGGCAGAGTTCAGGTCACGTTTACCAAGCACCTCGAAAGGCACCATGATGCCTTGGGGATCACGGCCATACTTCTCAGCAGCGGCACGAGATACCTCAAACTCAAAAGCAGCAGCTTCTTGAGCGCGACGGTCGGTGGGGTTGGCTAAAGCATTCACCACGTTGAAGATGCTGAAACGCTTCTTCTCAGCGGGTGACAGGCCAATCTCAGCGGTTTCCAAAGGCTTGGTGCCGATAGCTTCCAGCAACTCACCACGGAACTCTGCAATTGACTTGCCTTCCTGAATGGCTTTTTGCGCCAAATCTGAACGCTGGTGACGGGCACCAAGCTCAACGATTTCGGCGGCGTTCTTTTGAGCGGCTTTGCGGGCTTCTGCCTCGACTGCCGCGATGTCTACTGTAGGTTCTGACATAGGAATATCCTCTTTAAAGTCAGTTTTTATCACGGTTTCGGGTGAAACTTCGCTGGACCGCCCCACACCAACAGTCACGTCGGCTGGAATTGACACTAGCGATGCCTCCATCGGACGCCAGGATTTGGCCACATATGTATCTTTATCCTTGCGCTCCATTTTGTCGATCACATAGCCGACGCTGATATTGCTTCGGATCTGATCGACAACATCGTCGAATGCTTCTTTGGCCAGCGAACCTCTTCCGAAGCGTACCGTCGCCCGTAGTCTGCGGGCCGAGCCATCGAGTTCGACAGATTCTACGATCCCCACCTGCTTGGTAGGGTCATGGTCGAGCAAAAGGGGTGCCCGACCGCTATTCATAAAGCTAAGATCAATAGCCTCTTCACTATGCTCAAGCACTTCCATGCCAAACGAGCGCATAACCGGCTCTTCGGATGAGACGGCAATGCGAACACGGCGCTCTTCCTCGTTAATAGGAGAAGCATCCAGCTTCATAGAGCGATGAGTTACCTCTGCAGCAGCGCGCTCTTCTGGCTCTTCGCGAACCTCAACCTCTTGAGTCTCTTCCACTTCCATCACTTCTTCATTTCTTTCTTCGGCAGATTCCATAGATTTTACCACCTTTTCTGCAAATGTCTGTCCTGCATCACCGCCCCATAGCGCCCATGCAATTCGCCCTGCGCTTGGGTAGCCGTCTTCGCCTGGGCTAAACCCTTCGGCCTGCTTATCAACTTCATGCCGAGCAAAGAAAGAGCGCATTCGCTTAACAGTATCAAGGGAAAGCTCACGACGATTGCTAATGTCACGAGCACGAGCGACACCAACCTCAGTACCACCACGACCATACTCTTCGCGCCAATCAAGTCCGCGCCTGGCTTCAGCCACCATGCCGTCAGTGGGCGTGGTGTCAATCTCCTTCCCCTTGTACTTCGGCATCATCCTCTCCAATAATATCAGGCACTATACTCGCTTTGTCAGCGCCATAGGGTTCTAAGGCGTATTTAACACCAAACTGTTCAGCCAATTGCTTATCTCTGGCGATCTGAGCAAAAAGATCCTCAACATCTTTGCCGTACTGGTTGGCCACGTCCTGTATCGACAGAACGCCAGCCTTCATGCCCATAATCGAGGCATTCATCTCTTTTTGTGGGTCCACCCAGCTCCATGCCTTGCCACGGAACGTCGAAAACTCGGCAAACTTGTCAAACTGAGATGCGGGCACGCCAAATGACGCCATCTCCATCGCCGACATCAACCACGTCTCGTAAACAGGCCGGATAAAGTGGTCGATCATGAAGTTCTGAAGGTCGCGATAGTGATCCCGCTCCTCCAGCGCACCCTGTCTAATCGAACTATACGACGTTGACTCCAGATCGTTTGACAGCGACGTGTATGACACGCCAAGACCAGAGGCTATACCCTTCAGCACCGCCTTATGGAATGAGTCAAATTCATTATTAGGGAACGCCGGGTCAAACGTCTCTAGTGACACGCCCTGTGGTAGCTGATGGAAGGTGCCAGGCTCTGCGTCCATTATTGGCGCATTGTCCTGCATATCGTCTGGCACAAATCCATCGCCGGACGGGCTGGTAAAGAAGCCCATCTTGGACGCGCCAATGCGAGCATTGATAACCGCAGCCTCTCGGAAACCCGCCAGTTGCTTCATGGCGTACATGACCGGAGCCATCCAAGGTTCGCCACGGCTCTGCCCCGCCCTTAAGGGAAGAAATATATGAATCATCTGCTCAGCAGGGATTCTCGTGTGCTTATCCTTGGTGATGGCTGACGTATAATCAAAGTCTCCAGGGTGATAGTTGAGCTTATAGTAAGCCACAGGACGCTTAAAGCGATCCAGCTCCACGCCCATTCGCACTTCATTGCCGTTGGCAAGGCGCTCATTCTTTTGCTCGTCAATCTCATCAGGCTCAATAAACTGGAGTGCTATAGAGTCGTGGTAGCTAGCACCGCGATGCTTGACGATGAATACCTCGCCATCTCGCGCCAATGCCTCAATCACCAGCTTCTGTGCGTCAAGCCAAGATAGCTTCCCATCAACCGTACAGTGACCCTTCTTACCCCACCGACGAAATGCCGCCTCAATGCTCTGATTAGACACATCTAGGTTGCCATCGCCGCCCATTGCTTTAACTTGTAGCGAAAATCCGCGATCTCCAACGATATTGGTCTTAAGCAGGCTAATATATCGCTTGGCATACTCATTATTCCGCACCAAGTCACGAGATCGAGCGCGGAGCGTGCGCAATACGGGGCGCAATTCGCTGTCAGCAGACCGCTCAGAATCAAAAAGGTCGGCCATAAGCCGACTCTTAGAAGCGCCAGCATAGTAACGCTTTTGTACTACAGGAGGTTGTGACTCTTCCTTCTTCTTCCTAAAGTCAAAAAATCCCATCAGAAGCGCACCTTAATGGTTGAGCCATTGCTTTTACCGCGCTTTAGCAGCTCGTTATTAGTATGTTTTACCACCTCTCGCCGGTAATAGTCACGCGCATCCATTAACTCTGAGAAGGTCATCTTTGATAGCGACCGGCCAGCGATAGAGTATGACGACACATCCGAGTCGGCCTTGCCCTCTAAAATAGTCTCAATCTTGGCCACCATGATCTCAGCATGGATGCGCGGGTCGGCCTGATTGCTATCCATGTCGGGGACGGCAGTAAAGTCGCCAATATCCACGACCAGCCGGTTGCCCGATGACGTTTGCGTGATCTCAAGCTGCCAGTGATATAAGCCTGGCGAAAAATCGGCGCTGGTGGCGCTATCGACCGTGAACAGATACCGCGTATCGTTCGATGCAGCCGCTTGAGGCAGTTTTATCTCATTAGCCCCGCCACCAGTGATCCGCGCCACATATTCAGCGGTGTAACCCTCGGATGTCGGGTAGGTTTCCGCTATATCGGAACGCTTCCACTGAATAAAATCGCCGACGACAACCTCTTTAGGTTCGCCTTCAGGAGCATTGGCAGGATCAAATAGATTTGTCATATACTATCGCCAAGAGTTCACAAAACCCCTTCCGACTTTGGGCACAAAAGGCGTCTTTTTAGCCCGGCTTTCGTCCTCTTTGGACGGATTTTCATCGACATTATGCTTGAATTTTGACTTGGCGGCTAGTGTCTCCAAATTGACATTCAAAATTGCCAATGCAGCCATTGCGTACACAAAGCAGTCTAAAGCCTCGTTTCTGTCGCGGATCTTCTTAAAAACACGCTTTTTGTAGCCTCTGGTGAACCTTGTGACGATCTTTTCAGCCGTCATTTGGCGAAAGTATTCGTCATCTAAGCTGTCAGGGAAGTGAATATAACCAGGTCCAGGCTCATCAATACGCAATCGAGCGAAAAGAAGGTCTTTTGTCGTGTCTACACCAACCGGAAACAGCGGGCACTTGGCCACATTGCTCTTTGAAGGTCGCCCAACGATCGGCTTACCTTCTCCACCAACCCCCTTAATGGCAAATATGCGCCTGCCAGCGTGTTTTTTGGCGTAGGCATACACCGAGTTGGTAAAATGGCCACCGGTATCGATACAGGTGGACATAAGACCCATTTGAGTACCATCTAGGCGCTCATAGGTACCAAAAAGCACCGAATCAAGCTGTGACCACAATTGTGGCGTACTGGGATCGCCATACAGCACGCGATGCTCGATAACATACGACTCTGGCGCACTGCTATCACCCGACCACCCGACGACAGTTATCTCTAGGCGATTATCTTGCACGTCGACACCGGCCGTTAGAGCCACACATTCCTCTGGCACATACCCCGAATAGTCCTCCCGACGCTGCGCTAGCGAGTAGTCATCGACCGTCTCACCTTGGTCCTCCCATGTCTCGCCAAGATAAGTATTGGTCCACACCCTTAATTGCTCTGGATTCTTTCTCATGGCGAGAAAATCGCGCACTCCGTCCGCTAATGGCGTCCAAGGGCTGTACAGACCATTGATTGCAAACCCTGCAACGCCTGTGAACTCTCCATGCGCCACCCATTGACCATTGCGAATACTCCATCGACGGTCAGAATCCGTCCATAAAACACTGCAATGCTTGCACATATACTTAGCGGTGTCGGGATTGTCGTCATCCCATCGCACATTTGACCATTTAAGGCGCTGATATTGCTCGCAATGCTTACAGGGCACATGGTAGTGACGCTGATCGGACGCCTCAAATGCCTCCTCAATGCGAGATGCGCCCTTATTCGTTGGCGTTGACACCATGACAATCTTGCGATTCCAGAACGTGGCCGCACGTTTTCGCGCCAACTGGATAGGATCCCCCTCGGCACCTGCCGATGCCGGATACCTGTCCACCTCGTCGCACAGCACCAAGCGAATTGGTCTCGATGCTAGTCCAGCCGGACTATTTGCCCCCACCATAGTGAGCGCACCGCCGGGGAAGATCTTATGCAAGGTGGTGTTACCGGAGTCCCTAGCACGAGGATCTTTCACTTTGTCTCGCAAACAAGGCGTAGATCGTATCAAGCCATTCGCCACCCTATCCTTTGAGAACGCCTGCGCCATCTCCACGGTCGGTTGCAGCACCAAAATAGGTGAAGGATCGTTCTCAATATGGAAGCCAATGATATTCAGGATCGCCTCTGACTTGCCAAGCTGAGCGCCCGCCATGACCACCACCTCTTTGATAGCGGGGTCAGAGCAGGCATCCATAATCCCTCGCTGATACTCAGCGCGAGACGTATGCCATCGCCCAGGCTCTGAACTACTTTGCGAGTCCAGACGTCTTTTTTGGTCTGCCCACTCGCTTACGCTTAGGCGCGGCGGTGGTTTCAGACCCTGCATTGGCCTCTTCAGATGCTCCAGCACTTGCTGCCGCTGTTGTGGGGTCAATCTTTGGCTCATAATTCGATAATTCCTCTAGCGCCTCATTAACCAGATCCTCCAAAATCTTTTGGCACATACTGGCCTCAATTTCAGCAGATACAATTGGGGCCGCTTTAGTGGGAATGGACAATAACTTACCCTTTAGCGCCGACAGCACATCATCCCATGCTTTGACCACATCTTCTGCCACCACCAGTTCGCCGCGAACCTTGGCAAGCTCTAGCTCAGCAATTTCTGCTTCGGCATTAACCTTTCTTGTTCTGGCCTCATCATAAGACGAACCCAGCTTTACGCCGCCTGTACTCATAAACCACCTCCGATTGCAGTATACACTAAGTCGATTATCACTAGATCGGTGATCGGGTATTCCGATCAAGATGGCGATCAGTTATCAGAAAATCTATCGCTACGTGAATGTCGCGCCCGCGAAGCACCCTTAACCCGCCATATTCCAAGGACCCGCGCAAATTAGGCGCTCTTATGCCCTGGGGGCATAAAAACGGCGAGAATCGACCGGACGGGCACGGATGGGCACGCCAGGGCAGGGGCACGCCATGGGCGCGGATAGGGCGCGCCAGGGGCAGTCTATCGCGGGCAGGGGCGCGGGCACGCCATGCGGATATGGGCGCACTATGGCGCGGGTAGGCATATGGGCACGGGGTAGCACGCGCCAGCATAGGGCACGGGCAGGGGCAGGAATAGGGGCGAGCTATAGGCTATGGCATAGGGCAGGGCATAGGACACGCCATACGAGCCACGCCATGGCCACGCCATCGAACAGGGCGCGCCATGTACGGGCCACGCTACTGCATAGGGCAGGGCATACGGGCAGGAATAGGGCAGGGCACGCCATATGCGCGCCGCCACGGCACGGGCCACGCTATACCCGCGCCAATATGACGGGCACAAAAAACCCGGCAACATGGCCGGGTTATGGTGGGATATAATGCGCGCTACTTGATCAGCATTAGCGCCAAACCAAATAGCAGGGCATTCGCCACAATAGCGCCAATGATAGCGGTAATCCATTCATCATACTGCACGGATCACCATCCCCACTAGCGCGCCAATTGCTAGGCCAGTGATTGCCATGTATAGCGTGCCTGTCAATTGAGCGCGCCTTATAGCGTCGCGTGGCGTGGCGTAATTGTCATCATTTGCGGGCATCATGCTGTAGCACCATAAAAAACAATGTAAGCCCAAGCGATCG